TACTTGTTTCCCACTCTGTCCCCGACTTGTTCCCGTGTCTTGTTCCCCTGCTGGCTCTGGACCTTTCGGTGGCGAAAGCCTTATCGTCGCTGGACCTTCAATATTTGACGTGTGAACGTACTCGTAGCCTTCCGCCTTGAGTGCTTTCAGTAGTTTTTTCCCGTTCGGTGACTTATCGGAAAAGAACTCTTCGCCTGTTGTTGACTGCGCATCCTTCCGGCTGAACTTAATGCCGTGTTTCTTGGCAACGTCAGCTAAGGCGTCAAAACCTTCTTCGCTTATCGAATCGTTGGCATCTATAAGCGTCAACGACTTTGCGCCTGAGATATCCTGAGACTTAACCTCACCGTACTGGGCTGCAATCTCAGGATCGGAGCTCCACCATTCCACACCTTCAATAGCCGTGAACTTAAGGTTGTTCCCTTCACCACGATAAATCGTGCCCTGCTTCTTCTGCGGCGCTGTAGTGGCTTCCGTCTGCTGTGGTGCAGGAGTCTCTGGTGGTTTCGTTGCTTCTGTAGCTGGAGTGAAAGGATCTTGCGCAGTAGGTAACTCGCCACGAGTCTTTGCCTCCCGAATCCTACGGTTTAGTTCCACCGTTGGGATGCGAGGCACTTCGTCTTGTCGAAATATTGCGCGACGAATACCCCACGGGTCATCGCCAGTTTCGGTATCTGCATACTCGGGATAGATGGCTTTCAACAGAGGTACTCGCTGCTTCAAGTCATCCTTCGTTTGAATAGTCGTCAGTTGGTCCAAAACTGATTTGTACTCGTCGTCGCTTACTTGTACTTCCGTCCCGGCATCGCCTTGGGTTGCTTGCTGCTCGCCTCCCTGGACTCGTGCTTCTGGCTCTCCTTCTTGTCCTTGTCCTTGCACTTCTTCATTCGTTGGTACTTGGCTGGCATAGGGATCTCCTTGTGGTAGTGGCGATTCAGGCGGTATACCTGTATCCGCTGATGGTGCGTATGGGTCTTGCGCGTCTGGTGGTAATTGCACTTCAGGCTGAACGACGGGTGGCACAGAAGACTGACTTGCTGCTATTTCCTGCTCTAATCGCCTCACCTCATTCACAGCATTAGCTAATCGCTCATTTCTCGACGTGCCTTCAATGCCCATCTCTGCGGCTTCTGTCTCCGAGACGAACACTGTTCCCCTTCCTTTTTTGCCAGCACCCTTGGGTTGGAGAATTTCTTTCAGACGATCTAATCGCTGTTGTGGATCTTGTGTCGATGGCTGTACAGTACCTGCTTCCAATTCAGGAGGCGTCTCGTAAGGATCAACGTCCGTTTCCGCATCGCCTGGAGGTGCGACGTTAGTTTGTCCAGCAGGAGGCGGTGCTACGGGAGGCGGACCAGGAGGAATTGACCTTCCTGCGCGTCCGGCAGATATGCCAGCGCCAACAAGAGCAGGGGCTCCAAGCAGGAACGCCATTGGCAATGCTGCTTCCTTGGCTTGCTCCCAGCCCATCGAAAAGGCGTCAGCAATAGACTTGTCTTCAACATTCGCGTCTAGGTACTGCGCGACATACTGACCAAGACCGCTTGTAACGCCCTGGAAGTATTCTTCCGACAACTCCACTGGGGCTCTCTTGGCAGCTTCCCATAGATACGACCTAGCAGCTTTGACCGCTCCTTCCGTCAACGGAACTTTTCCGGCTTTGAATGGATTGGGAACAAGCCCTTCGATAAGACCAACAACTGTCGCTGTACCACCAGCAAGAAGTCGCAGTTTTGCTCCGTCTTCCATTCCAATTGCTTTGAGGCTGTCTACCTCTTGTGCGTACTGACCGGGGAACGCTGCAACAGTGACCCCAGCCAACGACCCAGCCGTTCCAGCAGTCAATGGGCTGCCAACCAGTGGTATTTTGGCTGTAAGTTGCCCGACCGCTTGCCCTGCCCTCTGAGCCATGCCTGCAGCTTTACTGCCAGCAGCAGCTTGCGCACCTATCCGCCCTGCCATCCCAGTAGCAGCAGCACGCCCAGCTCCAGCACCACCTACTACCGTTGCCATCCACGGAGCCATCTCCGCTGCTTGCAGTGAACCTCGTTCATACCACGGGTCGCCTGGACGGGCAGGACTCATCTCTTGCGACGCGGCAGCCTCCAACTGACGAATGTATTCAATCTCCTCGTTTGTTCCGCCTGCGCCAATCAATTCCATTATCGGCTGAGCTACCTTCGTCACTCCCCAACCTAATGAAGTTATTGCGCGTTCAATAAAGTTACCTCGGTCATCACCGAGTTGCTGAGAAATTCCAGGTACTAGCCTCAACGCTTCCTCGCGTTGTTCTGGAGTCATTTTTCGAATGGCATTGAGAGTCGCAGGACGGGAACCCAAGTTCGATAGCATCTCCCTGACTGGATCGACTGCTTCACGCGGGGCTTGCTCAGCGTAAGCACGCCACTGCCGCCGATCACTTATCTCTTGGTCAGCAGCTTCTCGAAACGGATCTCCATCGTTTGCATGGCGGTCGATAATAGCTTGCTCTTGCTCGCTAATCTGCCCAACGCCCAAGCCAGCTTTGCTCGGAACGGCCGACTCTCTTCCTACTTCCCTAACTATGTCAGACAACCATCCCATAACAACACGCCTTTATATCTCAGTTAGTATACCCAAAGGGAAATTGAGTTCCTTTAGACGACGCAAGGCGTCTCTTTTCTGCGAAGGAGACGATCCAGGTCTTGCCAACTCGGCTAGAAGTGTCTTTACTTCAGGTGGCGTATCAGCCGCATTGTAAAGTCTTTCCGCCTCTTGATACACCTTTTTATTTCCTGGGTCTTTTTCCTTATCTGCCAAACCCCTGAAGTCTGGTGCTGACGTTTGCTTAGGCTGGTCTATGACTTTTTTTAGCTCACTCATGCCTTTCTGGTAGTCCTGCATTTCTTTCGTTATTTTATCGTGCTGCTTCTTCAGTTCGTCATACTTTGCCTTACTCTCGGCAGTCTGCCCCCTACTACCAGGCTGCAATCGCTCCATTTCCTTCTTCAAAGCTTCTGCTTTGGGTTTCAACTTATCAAATTCTGTTTGCGCGTGTCTGTATTTAGTAGAAGCCTCTTTCGGGTCGGTGACGCCTTCTGCAAAATTTCTCGATGGTGCTGCTCCAGGTGTTGGTGCTGCTGGCTTTGGTGCTGCAGCATCTGCTGGCTTAGCACTTGCTGCTGGTGGCGGATTCTCAATCGCTTTCATGTCTGCGTCATGCTTCGCTTTTACTGCGGCATCTTGCGATGGAACCATTTGCAATGGAGGCGTTGGTGGTGCTGCTACTTGGGCTTTCGGTGATGTACCGTACTTGCGTCGCTCCCTTCTCGCCCTATCTGCAGCTTGACGATCTGATGTCATTTGCTGCCCCTGCATGAACTTGACGCTGTTCTCAGACATGGCGGCGTCGTTCTTTGTGAAGTCTCCGTAGTTCTTTTTTATCTCAGCTAGAGCTTCTGGGGAGATTTCGTCTCGATCTACCTTAGCCTGGACGAATTCTTTGAACGTCATTCTTGCGCCAGATTTGTTCATAGCGTAGAACTCGGAATTGAGCGCTGCTAAATCCTTCTGGGTCTGCCGTGCCTCTGGATTGCGTGCTTTCTTGCCAGCAATGTGCTTGTCCATTATTGCATCTTGCTCTTTGTTGTAAGCCGCTTGCCGTGCTTGCTCACGTGCAGTTTCTGCGTTAAGCACTCCAGCGTCTCGGCGATTGATTTCACTTTCCAGGATACCTTGCTGATTGGCTATTTGTCGATTGGATGCTTTAAGACCTCCACCAGCTCTTTGGTGATCAAGCGTCTCCGCAAGGCGTGCGTTGTCTTCCTCGACCCTCGCATTCTTTCTCGCTGTCTTGTCGTTGAAGTCACTGTAATCCGCAACGCCTGTCTTCTTGAGGTTTTTAACATCATCGAGATTCTGCTGGGCTTCTGCACTCAATGCTGCATCATGAGTGGCCGGGTCGTACTTTTGACCCCAGTAGTATGCTGCTGCTTCCTTCGGAGTCATCGTGGTTCTACCGCTTTTGAAATTCGCTTCATACTTAGCCTTGAATGAATCTGGGATTCCAGCCATTGGATTCTGCTGCGCGTACTCATAGGCTTTTTGTTCATCCATGCCCCTCTTTCCGCCTCGCCTGCGAAACTCTTCTTGCTGGGCTTGCGGTAGTGAAGAGAATCCTTCATTTCCAAGTGCAGCCTGTTGATCTGCTCTCGGGTCCCACTCGGCTGGAGGGGGTTGCGATGGTGCTGCTGGCTGCGAATTAGCGTCTTGTTGGTTTATCATGCTTTCAACATTACTACGCAGTCTGTCTGCTTCTGTAGGTGCCGACACGGGCTGCTGCGCACCTGGGAATGGATTTGCCCGTGGTACTGCCCCTAGCGATTGCGTTGACACTGGCATCATGTCCGCCGATGGGCGTGCTTGCGTTGACACGAGCATTCTCCCCGAAGACCCATTGTGCAATTCTGGTTGCTGAGACTCAAGACCTACCTGCTCCCAAGGATTTGCTGGTGGGGCACCAAGTGGACTTCGCATGCCTGCTAGTGGTACCGATGAGGCTGGCGGTGCCAGCCCTAACGGTCCAGGTGAGGTTGCTGCTGCTGGCGGTGCCTTTCCTAACGGTCCGGGTACTGCTGCTGGTGCGTCTCCAAGTACGCTCTGGTCGAAGTCCCAATTGCTCTGAAGTCCTGCCCGTATATCGGCATCTGTGGGCGGTTTATCTCTGAGACCGTTGTTATAGTCATCTACCAATTGCTTCCTGATAGCGTCCTTGTCTTTCGCAAGCTGACCAGGATTAGCTTTGTAGTGATCCTGCATGGTCGCTGGCTTTTGCGGCTGCTGTGGCTGCTGCGGTGAAGGTATGAATCTACCGTCTTTGTCAATTTGCCCAGGTACGCCGTTTTGCGTAACAGAATTTTGGTCGGCTATTTGTTGAGGCGTAAGCCTTGGCTTTGGAGGGGGAAGCTGACTTGTCAGCATCGATAACTGCGCGTTGTAGTCTCTCAATATCTGCTGCTGCTGCGTTTCATTAAAACCGCTCCCAAGGGCTGCCGTTTTAGCCCCCATTAACCCTCGTATTTGCTGGGCTAGTTCAGGCGGAACTTCACCACTATTCAACATGTTTTGCGCGTGAAGCCCCATCTGGTCTACAGCGTCAGCGTACTCTCTGTCGCGACCCTGCTTATAGTCAAGATAACGGTTGTAGCCTTGCTGTTGATCTTGTTGGTCATTTTGCCTTTGCTGCAATACAAGACCCTGCCCAAACTTCCTGGTGGCTTGATTGGAAGGCGGCACTACACCGGCTGCGTCGTATTTTAGTCTTATTGCCATTGTTATCTTCCTTCTGTTTTCTGGATTTGTTCGTGCAATTCTAACCGATTATTGGTCTGGCAAACCAGATGCGCGTCTGTGGAACGACTGCAAAGTTCTCGCCAAAAACATCGTTGACCGCATTCATTACGCCGATGTGTGCTGCCCAGTAGTCGTGTCCGCAGATGATTCCGCCAGGATTTAGCAGTGGCATCCAGGCTTGAATGTCAGACTTGCACTCTGCGTATTCGTGGCAAGCATCAATGAAAATCGAGTCAAAACGCAGGTTCAGTTTGTGACAATCCAGCGCGGCTGACATGGAATCGATGCTCATTTCCACTACCTCGGGCTCTATGAATCGCAGGGTTGCTTGGCGAACTGCTCTTACCCATTCGCGGTCAAACGCTTCTGAATCGTTGTCGACAGACACAACAAAGGATTGGCTTACCATCCCCCCGCACGAAGCCAGCAATGAACGCCCGCAATACGTCCCAATTTCGACATGCCTTCTCGACTTGCGAAACGTGTCGTACAGCCACCCCAGTTCACTCGGCCACGTTTGACCTGGGATTTCGTAGCACTGCGTTATACACTTGTGTCGGTCAATCATTGGTAGCATCCTGAAGTTGCTGGACAGATCGTCAGGAATTTCGAGAGCGCCGCTATTCGCCTTGCTTGCCGATCGTCCGATTCACAGAAGATGTTTGGACCTGGAATCGCTCGATGGTTGCTAGCCCACGCCTGATAGTGCCGTGCCTTGTACGCTGCAACGTCGTCTCTCTGTCGCTCTTTTAGCGTTGCGGCTGGGTGCATGATTAGGTTGTGACACTTAATGCCGTGGCGCTGTAGCCAATCCTCGGTTGGCTGGCGGTACTTCTCTATTCTCGCCGTGACAATCAGTGGTATTGGGACTCGGCGTGGAACGTAGAGCGGTTTAGCGTTGTTAATGAAATCCAGATACTTTGGACCGTCATCATCTGAGCCTGCTGGACAATCTTGGCACAAGATGCCGTCGAAGTCGCAAGCCATCGACGTACTCAGTATTGAGTTGAAGATGTTCCACTCCAAGAGGTGTGGCCATGGCAGGTCCACTGCCCAAATGTCTGGCTTCGCTGCAGCGTTCGGGTTGCAATAAACGGAAGCGTATAACGCATCGCCAAGTTCACGCTGAACTAGAGGTCGAATCGCTCGCAAGCTATTCCCGGTCATTACCGTATCGTCAAGGACAAGAATCTTGCCCTTTGGGTCAACGTGCTTCGTGCCACCTAACCGCCATCCGTTCCCGGTCGGAACGATGTCGTTCATCGTTTGGCGAATTGTAATCATTGGCAAGTGCAGATACATGCTAATCATCGTTGCTGCGCTTAGTCCCGAGCGAGCTACCCCGGCTATCGCTGTAATATCAGGCGGGAGTTTCCCTATCAACAGTTTGATGTCTTCCTGGAACTGCTGCGATGAAACAAACCTCACATCGTCTTTTCCTGGGATATAGCGGAATGCCCTCCCCATGGTCGTTTTAGACTTCGTGGATTTAGGAGACTTTGGCTTAGGAACTGGCAGTAGTGCTGCTCGAGCTTTGGATTCTTCGATAGCCTGCGTCAATAACCAGCTTGCACCAATGCGCAGTGCTGGTCGTGATAATGCCGTTGCGGTTGTTAGCACGCTCTTGAAAATACTTTGGTCTACACCAGCCAAAGCATCTACTAGCATACTGCTGTTAGCCACTAGCCTATCTACAATTTCATCCCGTCTCGCTTCGCATCCGTCCGGTCCCCATCGATTCATCTTGGAAGCGAGGTTCTGGCAACCACAAGTTCCGCCTGTTTTGATTTTTAACAGATCGCTGATTTTTTCCTTTAGAACGGTGCCTACCTGCGCTCGACCTACTGCGTTAAACGATGTGCCTTTAGCCTTAGGGTTGGTCGCGCTGAAGTTGTACAACGTATCCATCGTTGCAACTTGCCCTTTTTTGCATCGATTGAAATGCACTGGAGACACATCACATTTTCTTCTCGTACAGAACCCTGCTACTTCGCATTCGCACTTCATATCGTAACGACTCCATCACAACTATATTCGCAGCAACCCAGCCTAACTCCTTCACATGGTCCACCGGGCAACCCCGTTGGGTACACCGAGCAGTCAATAGTAATTCCAAAGTTAAAAATGGCTGCCACGCCACTATCGGGGTCGCAAGCACATGATGTCGGACCAATGCGAAGCCAGGATGACATCCTAGCAAACCCGCCTGCACTGGGAGGTTCCTCACCAATATCTCCAACAAGCGGATATCGTGATCCAACCCACAGCCATAGTCGGTCACACCCTACATCGTCGCCTTCACCAGAAAAACGAGAGGTGCATTCCAGCAAAAGCGTAAATTCATTATCGCAAGGCGTTGTAGGGCATCTGTAGTCAGGCGTTATGCCCTCTTCGTGTATTCCAACAGGAGATGGAACAGTCCACTCTGGACCGTACATCAGTATCTCTTCCACGCACGGTTCCGTGTCTGAATTAGCAAAGCTTCCACTGATAGTGGTGTCGCCGCAGGTCATCGAATACGGAATCCCAGCAATCACCCCACCAGGGTAATTTGGATTGCTAAAGTCCAACGGAAGGCAACAGAACTCACATAGTGGTGGCGTGCATTCGCATCGCTTGCAAGCTACTATAACTACCGAAGTGTCTTCAAGAGTAAACGTCACGCCAATCTGAGCGCAATCGTACACCTTTGTTGGTGTCAGTTCTTGCCCGCGAGCCTCGCCAGTTAAGTAGCAATCTCCAGTGTAAGGATCTCTGTAAAGGTAAACGTAAACGTCCATTGCTTCTTCTAGCGCACCAGCAATGGTATCTACTGTCCCTTGCCAAACAGGAGGGTCACACAATTGGTCATAGCTTACTAGCGGTATCTCTCCTTCACCTTCCAAGAAGAATGCACTTACATCGTTAATCCAGGCGCGAATGGTAACGCATAGCGTGTAACAGGTACATTCGCAATTTCCGCAGAAGAAGTCGGTGCAACCATCGTCTGTCGTAATGTACTGTAAAGGAAAATCTTCAAAATGCCGCCACCGCAAAACGCCTGAAATTTCGTCGATGATGGTTGCCACTTCCTCGTCTGGATTGCGACATGTCACCCCGTCTACGTAAAAGTCTAATTCCTCACAGAAAAACGTGGCAACCTCGACATCATCAATTAGCACGAAGAATTTGCATACATCGCCTTCTCTAGCCCAGTACGCAGTAAATGTGTTCGGGATACCGTTGAACGTGCCTTCCCACCTGCCTGTAGCTGGGTCGTATTCCGCCTGTCCGTAGATAGTATCCTCGACTGGATCGCCATCAGGCAGCCATTCCAGGCAAAGTATACAAGGGACCACAGCGCAGCACTTGTCCGTCTGCACGTTGCAAGGCTGTAGATGCGTCTCGTTACAACGCTCAAGCCCGCCATTCTGTAACCATACTGGTCCCATGCCCCACTGAGGTCCAAGCATTTATTGACACTCCGGTTGTCCGCAAATTGAATCGACTAACCAAAGACCGTTTTCGCAATCGTCCCGAGGATAAAAGTACGTTGCGCGTCCGGTAGCCGTTCCACTTGTCAAGAAGTCGTAGGTGTAATACTCGAGAACACAAGTGTCGTAAACGTTAATCAGTCCAGTGTAAGGGTCGACTCCAGGCGGCTCGCCGCAGCCTCCCGTGTAATGCGTCCACTCAACCGTGACGTACTCAAACACCCCGTCACTGCAAATGCAATCCACGATAGTGAAGCGGATAGAATCTCCTCCTCCACTACTACCGCCATCAATCAATAACCAGTTAACCACCTTTCCGTTGTGGTCATACAAGATTTCAATTGCATCGCTTAATGCCTCAGGCTGCCCACCCTCAAGTCCTCCAGTAACTACCCCTGGATTCTGACCAACCCGCCAATCGACGGCAACAGGCGAAGGTGGAACAAACGTTACTTGTCGGAAGTCCATAAAGTTGGCATTACCCTGAGTTGGCAACAGCGCTGGGTAAATCTCTCCAATCTCGTATGTTCCAATCGTTCGCTTCCCGAAAGGCTTCGCTACGGATATGCCGTCAATGAATTTTAATATCCGAGGGTCAAACCCCCGGCAAACCACGTAATCGGCATAGGTGTCCTCTTCCGTTACTTGCATCATCGCGCAGAATGGCGACACACCTTCTTGGCGCAGATTGGCATTCTCGCCGTGCAATGCGTTGAACGGTGGCGGAACTTTGAAATGAGGTGTGGGTCGCTTGCGTTTTCTGAACATATCGAATCAGCCCTCCTGAGGACTAGGTGACTTAGGGCTGAATCCAGCCGCCACCACTATCCCCGAGTCCAGCAATCATGCTAGCCGCATCCTTCCATTCTGGCCCGATGTCCTCGCGCCGCTCTACGAAGGAATACAAGCCGATGAGTAGCTTGTTTCGCTCGTCTAGCTGGTACGCCATCAGCTTACGGTTCTCGTCGGCAACGGACTTCCATCCCTCGAGACGGGTTGTCGCTGTATTCATTCTCTGGGCGATTGCCTTGTGCTTGTGCTCTGCCAGCGTGCTAGCGTTATTGAGAAGTAACGTCCCAAATCTCTCTTTGCCACCCAGAAGCGCAGTAAGTGCTGACTGAAGTTGTTGCAGAAGAATATCCCTCTGCGACATCTCGCCTCTAGTAACGTCTTGCTTGGCTGCCAGTTGACGCTGGACGCATTCAACGAACAATTGCTCTACTTGCTGCAACTGCTCGTATAACCTATGCGTCTCTGTGGTGGACCACTTCCTGAACGCATCTTGCAACTGGTAAATCCTATCCTTTGACTCGATGGTCCTCTGCCGCACGTCTTGTAACCTTGCGTACAGTTGAGACTGGACTTCTATCCCAAGTCGTTCATTGGCGTCGTTAGCTGACAAAATAGCTTGCTTGCCCGCTAAGACTCGATTGCGCATTTCCTGAAGTAAGGCATGAACTCCACTGATTAGCGATGCTTGGTATCGCAACACTTCCTGTCGAACCGAATGCAATTGTGTTTCGCCGTCCATCGACCGCGTTCTCATGCCCAATTGCTGTTCGTACAGCCTGTGTTCATTGTCTGCCTTTTGAGTCCTTGAGACACGATGCTGTTCGTACAATCGGTGCTCGTTGTCCATTATCTGACCGCGAACGCCCCGTTGCTGCTCATACAGTCTGTGTTGATTGTCGAACTTCTCTCGATTCAATCGGTCGTTAAGCAACTGGATTTGCTCGTCTCTGTCCCGCCAATTACGCTCCGTAATATCTGTTATGAGAGTTGATTCCGATAATCCGCTGGAAACCAACTGCTGCAACTGCACTGCCAGTCTTGCCGCAAACTCCTCGTTTATTCTCGCCAAGTCGGTTGCGCCGAGGTTAACTAGAAAGTCTCTCGCTAAGTCTTCATGTGTTGCATAGTCTATGTCCAGGGAGTCGGTGATGTTCCTGGTGTCCGTCGCGTGTGTCGTATAATCCGACTCTAGGAAATTTATGATGCTCCTAGTCGTTGACGCATGTGTCGAATAGTCGCTAGACAGCAGGTCCAGTATCGCTTGATAGTCAACAGCGTAGGTGCTAACCAGGGTTCCCGCGGTTGTCCTGACTGCATCCAAGTCTGTCTCGACAGCCAAGTAATCAGCATCTAGCAATGTCAGAATTGCGGTGACATCTCCCACGTAAGTGCTTACATTGGCAGCCACGTTCGCTAGTAAGGCATCAATGTCGGCTAAGTGAGCTGTGTAGTTCGTACCAAGCAGGTCGAACTGGGCGATATAAGCGGCAATGTGGTCATCCGTCACCGTCTCTAGCGCATCTACGCCCGCCAGAATCGTGGCAATGTTCGCCGCAACATTCGAGTCCATGTCCGCAAGACGACTGTTGTAGTCGGTGAGGTATGTCTGGAGGTTGGTGTCCTGCTCTGTTAGCAAAGTCCCAATAGTGACGGCATTGGCTGACGCATTAGTCTCCAGGTCCGCTAGCCTAGCGTCCATCGCCTCCAAAGCGACCTTCGCTTCAGCGGCGTCTATTACCATTTGCGACTGATTATCCGTAATCAGCGTTTCAATCGCATCCATGTAGCTGTCTAGGTCGGTCAGAAACACACCAGCCTGCGCGTTCTGCTCTGTCGTCTGCGCATTGAACTGATCGTGCGAACTGTCGATCATCTGCGTCCAGTTTTCGATAATCGAGTTGTAGCGGAAGTCGTTTGTTTCCCTCGCTTCATTGGCTGCAATCGTGTAACTGTTGCACAGACTTAGTAGTACCTGTAAAGGCTTCAACCCCTCCCGAGTCAACGCAAAGTAATTGGTTGGTGGGACTGTCGTATTGTCCTGGGTAATGCCAGTAACTTCGTACCCTTGCGCAACCAGCCATCCCATGACATTTTCTGGGACATTACTAACAGTCTGAGTGCTCCACCAAACGCCAGCATAGGGATTAGCAATGACTGGCAGAAGGATTGTCTGCTGCCCAGGATCTTGTTCTGGTACATTTGGTATTGTCATGGTTCTATCTCCACTTTCCACTTGGTTCCGTAAAGCATACGGCACCTTCCCAGCCCCACGTTCCGCTAGATGACAGCAGCAGGATCATAAATAATCCTCTGGCGCGTGGGTAATTGCGATGATTCACCCCAGCCGTCCATGTTCCGCTACTATGCACATTTGTCGGCGTGTTGCCTGCCACCAAGGCTTCTATGGCTGCCTTTGCGTAAACACTCACCTGCTCCGCTGTGTCAGCAACAAGCACTCTCCAGGTGACATCCGATGAATTTGCTGCCGTTATGCCGTGCAGTCTAAGTAGCCGTCCGTGAGTTTCCTTGTCGTTCAAAGCCACTGGACCTATTGCCACATGTGACCCAGCATAGCCAACCTTGAACGGCCAGAATGCTTGTAGTTCTGTTTCAAACAACCAAGAAACAGTCGCCGTTGGAATGTGAATGTAAACACTTCGCGTTTGATGGTCGTACTCCAGGACAGTGTTTTCGTCCGTTACCCCCGTCAACTGCTCTGGGATAAGATCCTCGGACAACGCTTGCAGCCCTTCGCCACTCGGTCCAACTGTGTAGAGCCCATGCGACGACATGAAGTAGTACCGGTCGAGATGATCCCTGCACCATGCCGTTGGTCCAACCATGCCGACATCACGAGAGATGTTTTGCATTCCACCACCTGCGGTCGGATCGCCTTGCACTACCCACAGCGAATTGACGGTCGCCGCCATGAGGTACGAATCCTTGTGCGGAATCAGCGCTACGACGTTTTCACCACGCTCGCCAGCTTCCGACAATTGAATCACATAAGGACGAATGACATCGCTCAGGTCAGACGACATCGACCAGTCGGTGTAATCGCCTAGTCTACTGGCATAGATTGCTTGGTTGACCGGACGAATAAAGCGATTTCGATAAATGCAATCTGCGCCACTGCTAGAACCTGGAGCATCGTCCCCTGGCAAGGCAACCACATGACCACCACTATGAACTACGCCAACGCCTGGATCTACGGAGGTAGGCGTCCAAGAACCGCCGCGCAAGCGTCCAGCAAAGTCCTCAGTACGGACGTTGAGGGACCACGGGGATGTGTACCGCTCTCGTTTGCCGACTTCTTGTCTGTATGATTGACCCCTCCCGATTCCTGCCGGGAAGACTAGCTCTTTAACCGGCAAAGCCTGTACCCTCCATGCAATATTGGCTATAATGCGAACAGCCAGACGATTGGAGTCGTCGGGCTGCTCTAACCACCTTAAATCTATGTAGGAGATTCAAATGGCTGACAGCAATTCTACTCGGCGGCGCACTGATTTTATAGACCTGACCGGGAAACCATTTGGTAAATGGACGGTAATTGAGGAATCGGAAAAAAGAGACGGGCGAGTGCAGTGGAAATGCCAGTGCGAGTGCGGAACATACTCTGTAGTGAGCGGAAAGGACTTGCGCGGCCAGAAAAGCTCTTGCTGCAAAAATTGCCGATCCATAAAGCATGGGCATAATAAATCGCCTACATACAGATCGTGGTCCCACATGCTTAGTCGATGCCGCGATGAACGCAATGACTCCTATCATCGCTATGGCGGACGCTCTATCACGGCGTGCGAGCGGTGGCATTCTTTTGAATCGTTTTTGGAGGACATGGGTCCACGTCCGTCGACATCTCATAGCATTGAGAGAATCGACAACAACGGAAATTACGAAAAGTCCAACTGCAAGTGGGCGACTCGACCAGAACAACAACGAAATATGCGAACAAACCGATTGATTACGTACATGGGAGAGACCCTGTGCGTGGCTGCCTGGGCAGACCGTGTGGGAATTTCTGCCATTACTCTCCGTGGTCGCCTCTACGCATTGAAGTGGAGCGTAGAACGTGCCCTGACTACACCAGTTCGGCAACAACGTTCGAAGCAGGCATAAAGCCATGTTCTCGCTCCTTTTGTTTAGCCAAGTCTTCTTCATCCCAGCCGGGAATTGGCCAAAACTTCTCAACAAGCCAACTCAAAGGACGCACCTGCTTGCCCCACCTGTTATTGAACCACATAGCCCGCGAATACTCGCGGGCTCTTTCTTGGTCTGTACCCGATATTGGGTAAGGAAAGCTACTTTCATTATTCAGTGAGAAATTACCTGTCCTAAAGAGGTGCGAAATCCATGTGTCAGTGTTTGTAACCATCTTGCCGCCAGACAGCCAAGCCTTGAGCGCTAGTTCGGCACCGTATTGTCCCCATCCAGCATCCCCTCCGTGACCCTCATCCATGCCACCAAGTTCCCAGAACCTATCACGCTCCATCAAGAATGCACACCCTATGCAGGTCATGGTTTCAACTAAGCCTGACTTCATCTCTTCCTG